ATGAAGAATTTTATTTTTGCCATGTGTGGCTTTTTGATGATGTCTTTGATTTCGCTGGGCGTACAGGCATCGAGTGTTAGTGAACGTATTCCGTGTAAATCAGAACTGGCTACGGTTGATGTCGGCTTGCCGGACATTCAGCTTATTACTTTGGAAGCTGTTCCTGCTGATTGTGTTGTGCTGACCGTTCCACAGCCTGTCTTTATGGTTGCGGACACCCCGGCTGTTCACATGACTATCACGGCAACACAAGGGAAACAGGTTTCAGTTCCTAAATGCCCGTTCCGATACATTTATAAATCAAAGTATTGTACGCATTATAGCTATACCGCATATAGTAAACAGATTACACCATATTGAATGATAGCAGCCATGAGTAACAAGGAGTTTGTATTAAGCGTATTTGATAAGAACACCCCGTCTAATCTTGTAGTTAAAAATATACTTTCAAGAACGGGATTGGATGGTGAAGAACCTTTTGCCGAGGGAAATCGGGCAAGATTAGAGGTCGCTTGTGCAAAGCAAATTCCGTGGATGATACAAAATCCATCTTCGGTCAGCGAAAGCGGATTTTCTGTGTCTTGGTCTAATTATGTTGATAGTCTAATGAAATTGTACTCATGGCTGTGCAAGCAGTACGGATTGAAAGACGAACTGACGGACAAACCCAAAGTGACCTTCCTATGATATTCGCCCCACACATATTGCAGGTAAAGGTTATCACCCCGATGGAAAGGGATGAGTTCGGCAGGCCCATTCCCGGAACAGGTGGCGAAAGCTGGCAGGACGTATGCAAGTGTCGCTGTGATGATAACACAACCAAAGAGTTTAAGTCAGATAACGGTTCTGTATATCGTCCTAACTATCATGTGGTATGCGAGAAGAGAATCACTATCAAGGCAGGGGATGAAGTCCGCTGTATGGACGGCGAGAGCGTAAGAGGGCAAGGCGAGGTTTATACGGTGAAGAGTACGAACTACTTTAACTACTCGGAATTATGGATGTAGATTTCGACCTTTCCGATATCGATTCCTTTTTCGACGAAGGAGAATGGGAAGTGGAAAAGAAGATGATTGATGTAGGCGATGAAGCCGTGAAGTACGCAGAGGAACACGGCAACTATCAAGACCACACGCTCACTTTGAGAACGTCCAACAAGTACGATGTGGATAAGGATGGTTTGACACTCTATAACGACGCTCAATCGCCGAAAGGTTATCACTATGCGTCCAACGTGGAATCCAAAGGGTTTGATGTTTTGAGTGGTGCCGCTCTATATGCGGAGAAACGATTAAAAGAAGAATTTGAATGATAGTAACTACCGACATAGGAAACATTCTCTACCGGGATTGCAAGGCTTTCGGGATAGACATCGTACCAGCAGGGGAAACGCTGACGGGCGAATTGAAGTCTGAAAGAATTGCCATTCATACGAAGAAACAACAGCCGGGGACTTATTGGAAGAAGTCTTTTGCAGAGGTGAATCTTTGTGTACCCGATTTGAGCGAAAATGAAGCCAACTCCATCCGGCTGAATGAGCTTGAACGGGAAGCTATGAAGCATTTTGATGATGTGGTAAGCGCCTATGACGGTACTCGCTATCGTTATTCTATCGAATCAATCGGTACGGAAGCGGACACGGCTTTGAAGTGTCACTATGTGAATATAAGAATATTGTTCGAGGTATTAAATGTAAAACTATAAGATTATGATTTCAGCAGTAGGAATTAAGAGAATTTTGTTTGCCGACATCTCTAAGATTACGGCAGACATTACCCCCGAAATCGCAAAGACTCTAATCCAGGCGGCTATTACCGCTAAAGATGAAGTCTCAAACGTGCACGGGGAAACGTGGCAGATTGAAGAAACAGAAGCTTCTGTCACGGGGTATAAAAATCAATTGAATGGTCAGAACTACCGTTATGACACAACTCCCGGCGATATTACTCCGGCTTTCTCTATTGGTCAGTACGATTGGAAAACTAAAGCGGCTCTCATGGGCGGTTCCATAGTTGAAACAGGGGAAGAAGGAAGCAAAGTCGCGGTAGGTTGGAAACGTCCTCTGACAAAAGAGATAATCAATAAGGCTCTTTTCTGTCTGACGGATGATAATGTATGGTTCATTTTTCCCAATGCCCAGATTGTAGCCCGTGAAGCGAATACAGACAAGGCAATTGCCATTGCTGTTCGTGGATTGGTTCAAACTCCTAAGATAGCAGGGGTAGCTTCTGAATATAACTATGAGGAAGATGCTATTAAGGCATTGACAGCGTAAGTTTTAAGGTAACAGATTGTTTTCGGATGGCGGTGGGTGGTTGCTCACCGCCTTTTTAATTTAAAGATATGAATCAAGCGTCTAAAATTGTGTCCGATGCCCTGCTGGGGATGGACTTCAAAAATGTAGAGATAGGTGGAGTAGTCTATACCATCAAGCCGCCTACTATCAAAGTTATCTGTCGTGCCATTCATCATTTCTCCAATGTCGGTATGGAGGGAGATAATATTGTAGAGGCAATCAAGGAACTTCCCGAAGTAACCGAAGATATGCTGAAAGGCGTTTCCTGCTTCATCTGCGGCAGTGAGGACTTGGCTAAGGCTTTGGAAAACGGGACTTTTGACGAAATTAAGAATGGCTTGGAAACCTGTTTCTCCATGATGGATATTTCGGCTTTTCAGTGTGTCAGCTCGATGAGGAACGTGTCGATGCTGGCAGCAAGACCGAAACAGTAGGA